TGACAAAAACAAGACAATCACATTTCCCTAAAAACTCTGAAAGGGAAATCTCGTCTAGCCAATTACAGAACCATTAACAACAAACATTTATTCAGTTCTTTCGATATCTTGTCAATTCGTATCTTCTAAGATGGACGATGATATCATTCACTTTAAAACCGGAAAAGTTTTTAATCTTCTAGCTCCGGTAGAAAATCTTCCAACCCAATATCCTGCAACTTGGTTCCAACAAGAGAAAAAGAAACCATATCTGACTCTGAGACTGCCCCAATCCCTGATAGCTGAGCCCGCCCGAATCGTTGCTTTATTAGAGGCCCAAATGCAAATCGGCAGAGTGACGCCTGATGTGTTAGCTTTCGGTTACAAATTCTTGTTAGACCGGGAGGTATTGACTCGAGATGGTCCAGCCTGGGTTTCTTTTGATCAGCAAATCACTCATGAGAACAAGGATAGATTGGACGGAATTCTCACCATGACCATGCAGGCAGAGGATGGACTCGAAATGAAGGAGGGAAAACCAACCCTGGTTGACACGTTGTATGTTAATTTGGTTGTATGCGGAGCTATTGTAAGAAGAGATAGGGTTGCAAATGTTGCTGGAAAGGACCGAATAACCCAAATTGTGACCAGAGCCGTGCAATCATCAATGGGTATAGATATCAGCGGCTATCTGGGTTCTGTACAAGTCACGACAAATGCCACCACAACCAAGATAATGGCAGCCGTAGACATGTACCTTTACAATCGTAGGGACTCTATGTATGGGTTCCTTCGTTTAGGGACAGTCTGCACCCGCTATCGAGATTGCACAGTATTATCGGAATTTGTACTATTGGAAGACTTGTCGCAAACAAAGTGCAAAGAAGCAATCTCCTGGATTCTTTCCCCCATTGTATCGGACGAACTGATAAGCACTATGGAGCCAGGACAAGAGACGCACAGTGTAGGCTCTTACATGCCGTATATGATGGACTTGCAACTGTCCACGCGGTCCCCTTACTCCACTTCTGAAAATCCAAAGTATCATACGTGGATACATATTGTCGGAACATTACTTCACAAAGACAGGTGTAGAAAGGCCGCAGTCATCGAAGAGGCATTGATTGGAAGACTCTTCAAAGGAGCCGCTCTCGCTGCCTATAGATGGACCGAGAGTGACGAGGTCGTCCAGGTCTTCGGGAGGATGAGAGATAAAGTGATAGAGGAGTCCGCGGCGGAGATTCGACGAAGTCAATTGGAAGCCAACTTCTTAGACGGAACCGACCCGGAGGAGGATTCACCGGGAGCTTATGCTGATTGGGCTAGAGATGAATATCCAAGGAAGCTGTTCCAGTTCATCGATAACACCCTGAATGGACAATTTATGGTAATAAGAAAGGGCTCGATGGGAGATTTCGTTCGGAATCATTGGGCCGGGCATAGAGACTCACTTGTCCCAGAAAAATTTGAACTTCCTCCCTGGAATGGATCCATCTTCCCCAATGCGTAATATGAAAAAAACTAGCAACAACCATCACGTGAGTAATGACATCCAAGACCACCCGCCTGACCGAGGAGGTCATGGAGAGAATAGCAAATGGGGCAACTGCTATGAGAAAGAGTCAGGCGCAAGACAGCATCTATGGGCTTGCGGATGATTTGATTTCTCCCTCGACCCTGACATCCGAAAGTCGCTATCAATCTCTGCGCGATCACTATCAACCTACCCCGGGTCAGACAGTTGATTATGTCAAAGAGTTAGATATCGGGGATGTCGCAACTGTTGCAGTCGAACCTGAGACCTCCGATCGAGACATAGAGTCTGAAGAGCCGTTTGAGCATGCCTGCCTGATAAAACATGATCAGCTAGCCACAAATCTAAACACACTTATGCGCAAAATCAAGGAAACCACCAACCTTCAAAACTTTACCATTGAACATGAGAAAGGTCTTGTATGTATTAAGTGGACAACCGACCGGCCTCCGGATAGACCCGGACCTACAACAAATTGTAAAACCAGTCCACAGGTATCCGTCCCTGAGACGTGCAAAACAAAATCAAACAACGCGAGAGAGGACCTTCTTTATGACGAAGTGTCTAAAGGATTGTGGACCATAGAAACAATCCGGACCCAGATGCGAGGAAAATTGGTTCTCCCACAAAGGCCGGGCAATCAGGGGCTCCCCGAAATTTCTCCGGGCATGGAAGATACAGAATACGTCATTTCCTTGATGAGATGGTTCAATGTCTACCCTAAGTACGCTCGGAAATTCCGGATTCCCTCCTTAAAAAAGAACAACAATTAACATCTTAATCCGAACTATGAAAAAAATCTTCAGATCTAAAAGACTCGGATCCACTCCCGTTGCATCAGCTCCGACTGTTCCAGGACCTTGGAGGATAAGTCCTCAAGAAGACCTGTCAAAGAGAGGCGCGTCGGCCGGACCATCCAAGACCAAAGGACAGGGATCCCCCCAGTGTAATTGTAGAGAAGTCAAACTGAGGATTAAGGGACATCTTAGTATTAGGTTGGGATCTTCGCCAAGGACCCGGGAGCAGGCCCAATATGCTTGTACCAATTTCCTGGACCAATATGGGGAGAGTATTGAAAAATCTGGTCTTTATTGGACTGCCGTGATAATCTTGGCAAGAAAACTTCAGAGTGTTCACCCGGGTGGAGGCAACTCAGATTACACCGCATCCCTAGACGAGAACATCTCCATCTTAACCACAATAGCTAGCGACTTATTGAATGACATCCCCAAGCTTGAAATGTCATACGGGACCCAGGAGGGTATATCCGGTCGCTTCGGAATCATCTCTATTCAATTGACACCGACAAGATCCCCTGCCCTTCCGCTTAGGGCAGTGCTTGCTAAAATAAAGTTACCCGCTGAAAAATTCATTAAAATGGCAGAGACATTCGGGGTGACCTACGAACTGATACAAGGAAAGATAGTTCTTCATACCACGACACAGTCCAGATCTCATCTTCGAGAAGTTGTCCTCTGATCCTAAACCCTATGAAAAAAAGAATAAAAATTTAACATTAAAACATGAGTGTCTCCTTGACTCTAGCATTCTGCGCTGCTTTGCTCTGCAAAGTGTCAAACGATCCTGAGTTGTGTCGTCTTGAGAGACCCGGTGAGGAACCCTACTCTGCCCGAGAACTTCACCTCATTGCCCTTTGCGTAATGGAAATGACAAGAGACAAAACAATTGAAGAAAAGATATTCCGGTGGAGAACGTTATCCCCGTCTCAAAAAAAGAAAACAATCGATAAGAAGAAGAAGAGGCCTCCATTCTCCTTCATCCTTGATGTCGGTCAGTTTTTGGGGGAGATTTTTGGAATCCTAGATTCGTCTCTTTCTGCTATAAGCACCTCGATAGATCTAGCGGACGATGGACAAAAGGGAAGTGAAATAGACGATGTAGAAGGAACCAACCGGAAGATGAATGTGGTATGAAAAAAACTACAACAAGCATCATACGTTGACTATGAAGTCTGTTTTTTTCTTTTTTGTAATCCTGTTCAACACCATGGATGCGGACCTCTCCATTCCTCTTGGCAATACCAACAACTTGCCAGGGTTAACAACGCCCCTGGAGCCGATCGTTGAGGGAAGGTCGCGGACCAGCAGAAAAGAGAAGGATTTTGGCGAGATGACAGTTTTGCCGTTGAGAAGACTTGAACCCTGGAGAGAATGTGCTATAGCTGACCTTCAATGTCCACCCAGATACGATTTTGGGGAGAAGATCGGATCTTTAATAACAACAGAAAAGCTCTGGCCGGTTCGAGGCTTGAGTGTTCTACAGGAAGGATATTTCTGCACAAAAACCTCACGGGACAGGACCTGCTCTACCAGTTTTTTTGGATCTGAAGACCTCTCAGGCTCAGAGGAATATTTGTATCCAAACGACAGCGACTGCTTAAAAGAAGTGAAAAGCTTGGAGAGCGGAAGATACAGTCCTCCTGTATGGCCGGAACACACGTGTGCTTGGATGGCAACTCGAACTGTCACGCTAGTCCAGTATCAACTGAACCTTCACAATGTATTGTGGGAGGATATTGGCGGAACATATCATGATGCTAAGTTGAAAGGAGGAAAGTGCTCGACAAGGATCTGCAGCACAAACAACCCCGGAGTCTTATGGATAAGGGGAAAGAAAGCCAACCATCTTTTAAGGCCGGAAGATCGACTTCCTTGCAAAATCTACGAGAACAAGACCTCGTCCATTTTACAAGTGCATTGTGACTATCATCACCCCCTTCATTTCAAAGTAGGAGCGTGCAAATTTTCTTACAGAGGTGAATCAGGCATTCGTTCAGAAGAGGGGGTCGGTCTTGCATGGGATCTAAAAAAAGGAAGCAAAATCGCCCGGTATGTGGGACCAGAATGTGATAAAAAGAAGACTCCCATTTATCAGTGGTCTGCCAATTCAAAATTCCGCTACGATGCTGCGACAAAGGCTGATGATGATTTGCACGCTCGTTGTTTAGACGCCCTTGTTCGAATACGAGAACATAAAGACATCTCACAGTGGGATCTTGGATATTTTTATCCAAGTTCTCCCGGACCGTTCCCAGCTTACAGGCTCAATAAATCATCCAAAGTCCTCGAGTGTTCCAAATACTTGTTCACTCTTAAGGAAGTCAAGTCGGGACGATCCTTGGTAGACTATCTCCCGGAAGAGTCTATAATACCCGATCCGCGGACAGGCGAGAAACTCGGAGTGAGTGGCTTGATCGTAAAAAACGATTCTTCAGTTTATGTGCCGCACCAACGGAGCAATCAGATGATCAGTTGGGAGCATCACCTGGGTCCCAAGGACAAAGTCGAGATTAGTCGAATGAGTCTGACTCCTAATGTAGATGACAACACTCTACTTTTTTCGGAAGATCCTCAAAATCATGCCACAGAAAATGGAACAAGCCAGGCAACTTTCCTCAGTCATCTGGGTTTCGGGATCGAACACCTCTTCTACACACTCTTGGGACTCTCGATTGCCGGACTGGTCGGCGTGTGTGTTGTCAAAGTGTGCCTTGAAAATGCATTCAAATGTGGATGCAAATATTGCAGCAGATCAGATCTAGATGACTACTCGCACTGATTATGAAAAAAAACAAGGCAACATCAGACATGTATTACGATTGGGAGGACGAGTCTGAAAACTGGGATCTGCAAGATGAAGAGGAAAACCCTGAAGATCTCTACTCTGATGAAACAACGGGGCAACGCAAAACCACCCTCAAAAGAGAAGATCGAGATTACATCAACAATAGGGATTACTCTCTAAATTCTCCTTTGATTCGAGATCAATTGGACAGTCTGTATCAATTCGTCAGAGGGCAGTCAATTGTTCGATACAATCAACAAGCCGATTGGAAAGACATAAAAGGACTGATCAAAGGTCAATCCTGGTTGTTAGAGACGAACTGGTCGGAGAGATTTCACTCCTGGTGGACCAGATCATATGAGAATCCCTGGGCAGACACAGCCGAGATTGATGCCTTTATTCGGAAAGTCAACAAGGATGCCCAGGTCACCGGTGAAGTGGTCCGAGCGTTTTTTGACTCCTGGATAGGAAAAGACATCCCAATTCTTCCCAAAGAAAACCTGCCGCCCTGGGTTCAGACTCAAGGTGCTTTGTTCTTAATCACTCATAAATTGACCCTCTTTATGAATTCTAGGACCGTCAGAGAAAGAGAAAGCTTGATAAACACTTTCGGGGGAAAACTGAGGGAAGACACGGATGAATGGGCTATTGACATATCTCACTCTCATTGGGGACTTCTGACCGTCAGCCGAGATCATGTCATCTTTTGGCGAGACCAAATAATTTTGGACTTGAATCTAATCCTTCTCATGAAAGATACGGCCATCGGGAGATTCAACACTTATCTGACGCTGATTCAAAGACAGGATCGGAGATACTCCGTCCAAGATCTGAACGCAGTGAGAGAGTTTTATAGATTAGGGGACAATATAACGAGAGGTGAGGGAAACGACGCTTACCGCCAATTGAAATGGATCGAGCCCGTTTGTGTAACTAGGTTGTCTATGCTGGCAAAGGAATTCAAGCCCCTCTTGCAACTTCCTGATGATTTTGAAAGGTTTGTATTAGATGAGATCAATGGTATGCCCAACGGCCGGGGCCTTCGTGATTTTGCAAATTTGATCCTGCAAACAGACAGCATCGACCTGGTCCTTGTCTTTTTTTCTTCTTTCAGACATTTCGGACACCCTTTCTTAGATTACATCGCCGGGTTAGACAAATTGCATGAGCAAGTAACAAGAGTGAAGGTTATAGATTTAGCTTACGCCGATGCGCTAGGGAGTGACCTGGCTTTTAAAATCCTCCGTAGCCAATATAAAAAGACAAAAACCTGGAGCCTTCACAAGGATCAAGTCCATCGAATACCTGAAAAACTGCGGAAACATGTATTAGACGAGACATGGCCAACCGATACTGTCATAGAAGAATTGGGAGATGTATGGAACAAACTGCCACTAAAAAAATGCTATGATATTCCGGACTTAATCGACCCTGCAATACTTTATGGAGACAAGAGTCACTCTGTGAACCGGTCTGTTCTCCTTCAGCATCTCACGAGATATCCAGGCAAGCCTATCCCGACAAAACGAGTCATAACATCCTTTATATCGAGACCAGCTACCAATTGGCCTGAATTCTTGGCAGAGATTAACGAAAGTGGATTGACAGAAGATGACCTAATCATCGGGCTTAGAGGGAAGGAGAGAGAAATGAAAGTAGACGGGCGATTTTTTGCCTTAATGTCCTGGCGCTTAAGAGAGTACTTCGTGATAACTGAATACTTGATCAAGAGACACTACGTGCCTTTGTTTTCCGGATTGACTATGGCAGATGATCAAACCTCAGTTACCAAAAAAATGCTCCAAGCCACAGCACAACAGGGTACTGAAGGATACAGTAGAATAAGCATATCTAGTCATTTGGATTATGAAAAATGGAATAACCATCAGAGAGCAGAGTCTACTGACCCTGTTTTCGAGGTTATGGGTCACTTTCTCGGATACGCAAATTTATTCACTCGAACCCATGAATTCTTTCAGAAATCCTTTGTTTACTACGTCGGAAGAAGTGATCTTCTCACTACACGAGGAAACCGAATCGTAAACTCCACGGGGGCCCGGGTTTGTTGGGATGGACAAGACGGAGGATTAGAAGGCTTACGCCAGAAGGGGTGGAGCATCTTGAACTTGCTTATGATAGAGAGGGAGAAGAAAATCCGAAACACCAAGGTAACAGTCATGGCACAGGGTGATAATCAAGTCATTACCACTCATTATAGGGCAGAAGTCACTCCGGACATGACAGACGATGCTATCAGGGGTTCCATGCAAACATTGGTGGAAAACACTCGGGTCATCATTCGTGCCATTCGATCAGGGGCTGCCCGCTTAGGCCTTATCATCAAAGAAGAGGAAACTCTGCAAAGTTTCAATCTTCATATTTATGGGAAAGTCGTGTCTTTAAACGGTTGCGTTCTTGGGTTGGAAACGAAGCGAACCTCCCGGATCACGTCTGCCACAAACGATCAGATTCCCAGTCTCGGGTCAGTAATGGCGTCCGCGACCACTAATGTTCTCACGGTGTCGCATTATGACTCATCTCCGGTTGATCCCATTTTGATGTTCAACTTCTTTGGAAACATGACACGAAGAGTAGTGGAGCTACACAGTCCGGCCTTGAGAGCACCTATGTACGGAGTTAGCAAAACCGACCCGTTGTTGGAGTCAAGAGAGTACAAATGGGCATCGCTTTTTCTTGATCCGACTTTGGGGGGGATAAGCGGATGCTCCTTGACTCGATTCTTAATGCGTTTGTTTCCCGATCCATTGACAGAAAGTCTTTCTTTTTGGAAGAAGATACATGAAGGGACCTCCAGTTCTGCACTGAGAGAGTTTGCCAAAGTTGTCGGAAACCCCCGTCTCAAACATTATGTGGAGTCCGATTTTCCAAAGTTACTGGAGAATCCTTCCGGACTCAATCTTGTCCATTCTATAAGTGCCCAGACCATCCTCAAAGAGGAGGTTAAACGACATATGAGGGAGAATGGGAGCAGCTTTAAAAATGAGATCATTCGGGACGCAACAGTATATTCGACCACGAACACCGACACCTTGAACCTGTTTTTAGCTAGAGTGGAACCTTGTTTTCCGAGATTTGCGAGTGAGTTCAAATCCGCGACTTATTTAGGTATCGCAGATTCTCTCGTTGGATTATATCAAAACTCTCGAACCGTAAGGAATCTCTTTTCGGCAAGGATGGGTAGGGAATTGGACGCGAAGATATTACAGGGAGAACGATCCAATATTCGATTCCTTACAAGCTTGAGAGAGAGAACCGGAGGGATTATGTGGGATTGTTCAGCTACTCGGGCAGATGAGTTGAGGACAAAATCATGGGGAAGGAAACTCGTAGGAACCACCGTCCCTCATCCGTTTGAGATGATTAATTTCCATCACACTCGACCCACAAATTGCCCTGAAACTACCTCCGCTGTTTCTGAATGCGACTACGTGACAGTTCACCTTCCCTACGGACTTTTCGATTATCGGATGAGAAGAGGTCCCCTACCGGCCTATCTTGGGTCCAAGACCTCCGAATCTACAGACATACTCAAGCCGTGGGAGAAAGAGACCAATATTCCACTGCTTAAAAGAGCAGCTAAGCTCAGGGAAGCAATTGCTTGGTTCATCGAACCTGAAAGCAATCTGGCCAATAGCATCATACAAAATCTAAATGCTCTCACGGGAGATGAGTGGGTGGAGGATTTGAAAGGGTTCCGAAGGACCGGGTCTGCCATTCATCGATTTTATTGCCAACGTGTGTCTCCCGGTGGATATGCATCTACCAATCCGTCTAGACTAACCTACATGTTTTCAACGACTGATACATTGAGCAATATTGGAAGTACTAACTACGACTTTATGTTCCAATCGTTGATACTATACTCTCAAGTCACCTCAGGAGAGATCCATGACGGGGAGAGAAAGGAGATAATAGACCATTATCATATTTCCTGTTCTGGTTGTCTGAGAAGTATTGAGGAAGTCATGCTGGACAGTCCGTACATATACAATCCACCAGATGTAAGTAATCGGATCAAGAAGTGGATTCCCGAAGAACACGTTGATGCTCCTTTGCAGCCGAGACCGGATTTAATAGAAGGACCGTGGGAAAATGTGCCTTACTTTGAGAAATGTCGAGTGGTCGGGGTTATTCAAGGATTCATTCTTGCAGAACTTTTACAATTTTCAAGATCCGAAGCTTCAGATCCTGCTCTTTTCCCACTCGGACTGTCCCAGAAGTTATATGGACCCACTTATTTGATGGGATTGATAGAAGGGTTGGCCAGGTCGGCCAGTTTAGCAATGCTGCAGCGAACGTCTGTCAATAAAGTGCCGGATCCGTACAAGACTCTTCAGACTCTTCTGCTTCATCTCGCCAGAGGATTATCTCAAAACCCGGGTTTCTGCAACATGTGTCGAGGGGGATCCCTTAGAGAATCTTTGATGGCTCGAGCTCATTCCATACCGGCCCAGTACCCGATCCAGGCAGACAGTGTTAACTCCTTGTGTGCAGCCTTTGTCCACTCACAATTGTCTGGGTTGAGGGATATGTTAAAAAACAGATCGACAGAGAGACTGTGGGTCTTTTCTGACCTCTTGGTCAGGGGGGTAATGGGACCATTCTTGTTGTCTGGGGAACCTTTGTCATTCTGCCTAAAATCCACATGGACAAACACCGATAAACAACGGCTGAGAGCATTGAGAGATACTCTTCTGGGCCTTAGATCATCCGAATCAGGGGACCTCCCTCCACCAGAGCTAACTCGGAAGGCAAGGAAGGCCGGTGTGCAAATCAGAGCAGCCATAACGGAAAATCTCAATCTCTTGCCGGAACCAGAGCCGCTTCTGTGGGGACCAGAAATCTCCGGGATGGTGTTCCAGCACACAGTCACGATTGCAGAAGACCTCGGGGATACAAGAAAAACCGCATTATCATATCCCGCTAGGATTCAATGTCCTCTCATCAGCGGTTTGCGATTAGCACAACTTGCTACCGGATCTCACTACAAAATCAGGTCAATTCTTCAAGCATTCAATATAAGGTGCAGAGATGCCCTCATAGGAGGAGATGGTTCTGGCGGCATTAGTGCTTTGATTTTACGATATTATCCCTCATCACGAGTGGTATTTAATAGCCTCTTATCTCCTGAACACCTAGATTTAAGAGGAGGCTCACCTGGACCTCCTTCCGCAGTAGATGCAATGGGTAGGGGCAAACTAAGATGTGTCAATCTTAGAACAGCATGGGAAGAAAACTCAAATTTAGAAGAGGAGGCTACTTGGATTCAGTTCAAGAAACACAAAGCCCGCTACAGACTCCAATTTTCGTTGTTAATCTTCGATGCGGAATTTCCTTCTGGACACAGCACGAGATTCATCAAATTGTTGACCGATCATGTAGGAGATCTCCTTGAACTAGATGGGACACTAATGGTCAAATCTTACGATCAAGCTCTTGAAAAACACGGTGAAACCATCTTATTGCCTCTTGCTCGGATTTTCTCGTCCATTCGACTTGTCCAGACCCAATTCACCTCATCGTTCTCGGGAGAATACTACATCGTGTGTCAAGGAAAACTACACAAGCGGAGACCGAGGGGGGTGATTGATTGGAACAAGGTTCATGAGGCACTATTGGCGAGCTTCTCGCGGCAATCAGATACCGACGAGCTGTTCAGGGCTCAGGTACTTTACAACTTGGATAAGTATCAGGGGATCCCTCTTTCGCTGGTTCCCCCCCTAGAACTGGAAATATTCCACCTTCTCAAGAGATTAGATTTCCCTCTAAGCATCACATCGACTTTGTCAAAATTATTAATTGACTCCAAAACAAAGTGGGTTCCGATAACCCAGTTAATGGTAGGCTGCATTTCCCATTACCATTTTGGGGCTGGATATGCCCGGAAAGAAGTGACTCCTCCATCGCTTGTCAGCGTCAGGGCAACAGCCGGGGCCTTGTTGGGGATCTTGTATATTTCTGCAATTAGGACGGGAGATGATAATCTGTTTAGATCAGCCAACTCAATGATAGCGACCAACCTCCCGATACACTGGGTTAGGCTAGATGTAGACAAATGGGGCAGACGGGTTAGAGACCAAAGTAAAACCGGATGGCTCTTGGGATCTTGGAATCTCTCGGGCAAGGGTCTGTCCCGAGGAGTTTACCTAAAGGGAGAAATGAGTGTCCTGGGAAGGTGGATTCGAGTCCTGTCTCGGGTGAGCAAAATTCAGGGAAAAGGAAACGAAAACCCGGAAGAAATCAGACTGGAAGAGTCAGTAAAGTTTGATATACGATCCGCAATCAGGTGGTCGCCTTATAAGGAGTTGATGAATGGCAGCATCAAGTTGGTTTCAGCGGCAATTCAGGTGACATCGGGAGAAGAAGTTCCTAGAAGTGAAGGCTTCAGAGACTAAATAGAACTATGAAAAAAACCAAATTGATAGACATTTTCCACTTAAAAGCTTTGTAGCAGAATAGTGATTGTTTAGTTTTTGTCAT